GTCTGAGTTGGTGGAGGAAACCACCCCGGCCCCGGACGAAAGCGCGACAAGCGGCACCACTCAAAATCCCTGAGTGGGTTAGTGCGCGGGATACTCGCGCCCGTCCGGTGGCCGGGACTTTCAGGAAAGGAGACGACATGACGAGGCAGAGAATCTGTCCGCAGTGCATCGCCGCCGGATCAGTGGGGCTGCGGGGCGACACCCGTCCGTGCCCGAATTGCGACGCCATCCGCGCCGCCATCGCCGAGGAGCTGGAGAACGCTGCCAGGCGATTCGACGATGTCGGGAACGAGGCGGATTGCAGGATTGAACACGGGGTGGATGGCGTGGCGGGACAGCATGTAGCCTATTTCCGCGACCGATGCCGCAAAGAGGCCGCTGCGATCCGCGCCCGCTCCGGGACCGATCCGGCTTCGCGCCCGGACTTGGACAAAGCCCGCGAAAGGAAGGCAACGTGAAACACGCAAACGCGCACCGGCAGAAACTATCGGGACGCTTGCAGCGGCAGCAAGCGCGTAGCCCCATCTTGCCGGATTTTGAGCCCGGCCGCCAGAATCAGGCCGCCGACGCGCTGGCGGAGGCGATTGAGACACTGGAGGACCTGAGAACCGAAGAGGACGGAGGACAGTGCGGCGCCAACGACGCTCCAGGTCATCGTCACACCGTGCCCGGAATCTGGGACGACGACAACGGAGAACTCGCCGGAAAGCCGTGCGCGTGGTGCGCGGCGTGGGACCAAGCCCGAGCCGCCCTCGCGGCCTACCGGACGGGAAAGGAGCGTGGAGAGTGAGCGTTCCCATGAACTGGAAACACGTTGCCTTGTATAGGCTTATGCTGTCTCCTGAGTATCAAGAGTTCATGCGCAACGTACAGGACACCAAAGAGAAGATAATCATGGATTTGTTCGCCGATTGCGTGACTTCACCCAAGACTCGTACTTCTCGATCTCGGCGCGAAGCACGCGGTCGGACTCGCGGAGCGCGACGTGCTGGCGGAGAATCTCCCGGAACTCGTCGTCCGTGAAGAACATCCCCTTCTCGGGGACAGGAATGGTAGAATCAACTCGGAGGCCAGAGATGGGCGTCAAGACAACAGGCTCGGGCAGGACCAAGCGGGGGAAGTCTACGGGCGGCGCTGGTCTGACGCCGGGGAGACAGCCAGACACAATAGACACTACCAAGATCAGGGACCAGATTAGTCGGGCCTTGAATGTCATGTTCACTCTCCACGATTCCCTATTTCGCTTCTGGCTTGAACTCAATGCGCTTTTCCCACGCCCAACACATCCTCAACCCGCGTCCCAGGAGCCGCCCCCAGTACCCGCTTCTCGATCTCGGAAATCGACCTGTCGAATCGCGCACGAAGAGCCAAGGGCTCAGAGAGTGTCCGGATATCATTTTCCAAAACGCGGATCGCGGTGAGGGCCTCCACCCGCGCCGCCTCGTTCATCAGATTGTGTTGCTCGATGAACTCGCGCTTCCTCTGGATCGCGGCGAAGATGTCCGCGATGGCAGACGCGATCTTGAAACCATGAATCAACAAGGAAAGCCAAGCCATGACGCTACCACCTTTCGATCCTACCGGTTCCTGCCCCAAGTGCCTGCACAGTAACATCACCGTATCGTACCACAACGAGTCATGCCACGATAGCACGTGCCCCCGCTCGTTTCAAGGCCCCGAACACCTTTCCCGCTGCTGTACCCGTTGCCACTACAAATGGTGCGAGGCGGTGATCCCTACTACTCCGGAGACCAATCCATGAGTCAATGCGGCTTGGCCGGGTGGAACCGGAGAACGCCTACACCTTCGCCGGAGGCAGAAGCGGCCCGGTCCCCACGGAAGCCAGCCGGTTCTTCCCCCATCCGAAGATGACCTGCATCACGGAATCGGCAAACGGGATCACGGCGGCGGATAGGGCGAGCGTAGATTCGTCCATCGTGATGCCCTTCCAGTCGGCGTAGGCCCCGATCAGCGCCCCGATGAGGACCTCTGGCACCAGTTTCGACACGTCGAACGCCTCACCCTTGCCCTTGCCACTCTTGAGGTAGCCGACGAACGCGGCGACCGCCCCGGCCAGAGCGCCCATCCCGATCTTCTTGAGGTCCATGACTTGCTCCTTGAAGGAAGCCTACTTGGAATCCGGAATATTATTGCCCAAAGTCCCTTCACGTGCCCTCCGATCTGCTCGCGCCTTGAGCCAGTGCATTGCCTCCTGCACCTTGGTCAGCACGAATGCCCCCTCACGAGACGAGTAGGGTCCGGCTTGAAACTTCTCCATCCGGTCTGCGATGATGGCGAGAAGCACACCATCAAGAATTCCGGGCGTCGATCCAGATTCATGTCTCGGGCCACATTGGTACCGGATTCGGGCTATCTCGATCCGACCAGAAGTTGTAGCCTGTCCGGTACCCATCGTTCCATCGGTGTAACATACGTATTCATGTGCAGCCCCCCCAGGTCCGTCTGGCCCTGCTTCGATGGTGATGCTTTCCATGAGCCCATGTCCATCATGGTGTGTCACGATCTCGCGCATGACCTACTCCTTACATTCCTTGGTTGACGATGCTGTAGAGCATTGACCCTACGACGAAAATTCCCACTCCGATCCAGAGCCAGAGAAGCCACCGAGGGCATTCAGGCCACTTGTCAGGATCGTCAATCATCGTCTGATTGCCCACTCATGCTGCCGCAATCCGGGCATTCCAGCCCATAGAATTCTGCGCTTGGTGGATAAACTGCCACCCACTTCCGCCCGCAAATGTTGCACACCACTTCGCCCGAAAACCAGCCGTCGTCTATTCCCATGACATCTTCCTGCGACGCGCAAGAGGGGTGGGAGGATAGTTTTCATCGAAGTACTTGCGATTCAGTTCAAGTTCCTCTTTCCGAATCGCCGCGAGTTCAGGGTTGTACTCGGCACCTTCCTGATACTCGGGATCGTACTTGTTTCGGTCCCAGCGAGGTGATGCGGGTTCGGAGGCCATGTTATCCCCCTACCAATTTGGACGCCACCCAGCCAATAGCCCCCAGGAACAGGGCGACGATGATCGTGCCTGCGGCCCCGTTCACCACCTTTCTCCACCCAAACAGGGTGACGAGACGCTCCTCATGCCTGTCCACAAGCCGCTCCGTAACGGTAGCGCGGTTGGACAACCCGTCCATCTTTTCGTGGACCTTCTCGAACCGGGTATCCATGTCGCTATCGAGTTTGTCGATGCGCTCCAGGATTCTGTCATCGTTTCCGCTGCTCATGGCACTATGGCCCCTTTCTCTCATCGGTTGCATCGCGCAGTTGACAGTAGTTGCAGTAATGGTGAAACCCCTTGCCGTAGGTAGTGGGGCACTCGCACACCAAGGGACTACGCCGTTCCCCCTCGCTTCGCTGAATGGGAATCATCACGGTGTCGCATGGGCACACGTAATCCTCCGGCCTTCGGATGCCTTCAGGGCATCGGCTCACCGCTGCACCTGCCAGATTTCGCATAGCTTGTTGTAAGCGATTCCAGCCGTGGCGCTGGACTTGCCCTTGATGAAGAGGCAATGCTTCCCAGTGGCCAACGCTTGAGGTCCCGTCCCCACGTCCGTGCTGATGGTGAGCACTTCGTAGGTCGTGCTCGTGCTCGTCACCGAGGCTCTCGCCGTCGTCTCCTCATCGAAATAGATCAGGTACGTCGCCGTCTCCGTGGTCGCGGAGGATTTCACCTCGATCACGAATTTGATCTTGTCAGGCAGCGCCACATCGGCTCGAATGCCGAACTCCATCGACTTCAGGACACCTTCGGCCGTTCCGATGACGGTATCCTCGATGGAACTGGCGGAGAGACGCACGATCTTCACTCCATCCGAGAGTTGCCCGGCGGTGATGGAGGACGCCGCGATCTTGGACGATCCAATAACAGCGTTGTCCGCGATCTTGGAGGTGATGATGGCCTGTTCCTTGATGTGCCTCGACTCGATGGCGTTGTCGTTGATCTGGTGCGCGCTGATCTGTCCGAGCATGTCGGTTGCCATGTCCGTCTCCTAGATATTGACTGTCACTTCCGTAAGTTGAATCGTTACGTTCGTGCCGCGCAGGTCCAACGAGTAGATGTCTCCAGCAATCGTGGGAAGGTCGCCCTCCAGGATGTACTGACCTGCTGCCGTCACGGTAGTCGTGGCCACTTCTGTTCCACTCACCACAAGTCTCAGACTCCCGGCCGCACTAGTCACTTCGACAATGACTCGAACCGCCACCGGAATCGAAGAGAAGGCCTGTTTGCTGAATCGGACTGTCTTGAGTGATAGTTCAATAATGGATGCAGCCTCAAGGATGTCGTCCGATACGACGTGTGAATAGATGCTTATTGGAAGTTGTGCGATGGGCACCTTGGAGGCGTCATCCAAAGAAGCATACCCACCTGCAACACCCTTGTTTGCCTTGTCCTCTTTCAAAGTCAGATCCGCGACTAAAGTCTCCAACATCACTTTGTCAGAACCATCGAGAAGTCCACTCTCAGGGCTCGATCCACCAATGGCAAGAGGCTCTTGTCCGAAGCGTGTTCTCATCACCGCACCGCGAATTTGTTGTACCCGATCTCGTAGGCTGAAGCATTCACAGGCGCAAGCCCAAGCCGCGCCGACGACCAAAACGACCGAAGGTCCGGTGATGCCGACGCCCCATTCGTAATGACGATCCGCCAGTAGCAGCCAGTCGCCGGAATCGCCGCAACGACGGTATCAGTATTGACCGGAACAGGTGTCCCCGGCAGCGCCGCAGTCACGAGGAAGTAGGCTATTGTTCCTCCGTTCAACTGCGCGTCCTGTCTCACGTGGGCGGTCGTGAAGCCGGTCCATGACGTGATGATCCTGGACATGAAGACCCTCGATCCTGCCCCCGTGAGTCCAGTGACGCACCTGCCAAGAATGAAGTCTGGAGCTGCGAACGGGCCGGGATCGGTCGGCGGAGGTCCAACACCAACAGGGGCATCGGTTGGCTGGTAGAAGTCCTCGCCGAATGCCCCGCTATGTCTCCGGAAGAGGGCATTCTCCGCGATCCGCGCCTGAAACTGCGCGTGTCGGAACTCACGGTCCGAGACCTCCAGCGAGAAGCGGTGGCGGTTCGCGGGAATCTTCTTCGGGTCGTCCACCGCCGTTGAGTAGTCCTCGCCGGCGATGACGGTTCCGGTGTTCACCATGCGGGCACGGATGTCCGTGAGGACCTTCGAGATCGTCTGCATGTCGAAGATCGGGAACTTCGGCGGCTGAATGGGAACCGGAAGGGTCATGGTCCTTGCCTACGTGATCGTGGGTGCCTTGGCCTGGTTGAACGAGCCGAGAATCTGTCCCGTCTGCGGCGGCATGTAGTCCAGCGGGCGTGGGTAGTCCACCCCGAGGTCCGGGAACACTGGGCGGGAGACTGTGAACTCCGGAGCGTAGGCCCGGAGCCCAGAGAAGTCCACCGGCTCCGGCCTCGGCAGACGCGGAGGTTCGTATGCACTCTGTGCGCGATTCTGTCCGCCGATCTGCTGGATGATGCTCAAGGGGCGCTCCCTCCGCAGGGTAGATGTCGGTCTGACCCTCTGCGGAGGTGCGGAAATTTCCGGTATCCCCCCCGATCTCCCGGATCGACTCGTCTGCTCGCCTGTCATGCCTGCAATGGAACGCGCTACGTAGCCCAAGGCACGCATCTTGGGGGTGATCTCGCCCGGACGGCCCTCCAAGCCTCCCGACGCGGCCAGGTCCTGAGCGTAGGCGTTCAGGCGGGGGTTGGCGGCGGCAGGATCGACCCCGTAAGACATGATGGCACGGTTCCCGGCCTGAATGTTCAGGAGACGGTCCCTCTGCTCGGGTGTGGCCTCGCCAAGGGCGACAACAGTTTGCAGGTAGTTCTCTTCACCCTTCGTCTTCGCCAACATCTTGGCGTTATCCCGCTCCACCTTACGAGTGTACTCCTCAGCCTTCTTGGTCTCGTCCTGCTTCTGGATCAACTCGATGGAGTCCACCTGCTTGTTCAGGACATCGGCGACTTCCGGCCTGATCTCGGACGCGGCCTGCGCGATGACGCCACGGGCCGTAGGGATGTCCTTCATCCTGAGCGCCTTTTCGACCGCAGTTCTGGCTACACCTTCACGCTTGTATGTGTCTTTGGTCTTCTGGTGTTCGATTCGGGCGGCATCTTTCTCTGCGGCGCGTTCGACGCTTCGACGTTTTTCGATCTTTCTCTGGAATGCTTCTCTCTGTTTCAGATTCGGGTTGTCCCTCACTTCTGTGGCGATGGCGGCTAGCGCCTCTTCGGTCTTGCCGTCGTCGATCATAGCTTCGACCCTGCGCACATTCTCATCCGCCGCCTTTTCGGCGACGAGATACTCCTCGTCCGTCTGCACGTCATCCAAGTATCTGCCACGAATCGTGTCTGGCAAGGCGGACAGAATCGCCTTCATTCTCGCCAAGTCTCGTGCCGCCATGTCCAAGTCGCCGTCTTTCAGATTGTTGTAAAAGGCGGTCTGGCGGGTGGAGAAGTCTCCGATGCTCTCTTTGACGGAAGCCTCACGTTGCGTCTCTTCGGTCTTCTGCCTGTGGAACGTCTTCGTTCTCTTGAGCACCACGTCAGCGTCTTTTTCGAGGACATCTTGTATCCGGTTACGTGCCGCGTCACCGTCGGCAATGGACAAGGCGCTGGCAATCTCCTCGTCGATTCTCTGTTCCAGAAGATCGTATGCGTAGCCCGTCTCATTCTGATCGGTTGGATCGACGATATCGCGGCCAAACATCGCCCGCAATTCGCGGCGAAGTTTAGTGATGATCGCCAGTTCCGTCTGGCGCTGATAGTCGTCGTTTGGCATGTGTTACTTCTCCGATCCAGCCATTTCACGTTCGCGTGCCCGCTCCCTCATGCTCTTACGCTTCGGTTTCTCGCTCTTGTCCGCTTCTATTTCTGGCTGCGACTCATCGGAGCGCAACTCGACCTTCGGAGCGCCGTGTCCGAGCAAGACTGAATTGTAGTACATGAGCGCCTTCACTAGCCTGTCTCGCTGATCCTGTTGTAAGCCTGCCACGAACATAGATTGCTCGTCCTTCGTCAATCCGTGGAGTGGCTCCATGTTACCGAGAGCCGTCGTCACGCCATTGTTGGTTCCTCCCAGAGCGATGTACTGTTGAAGCCAATGGTCTTGTCCATCATTATCACCGTATCGTAGTGCCATCTTGAAATTATACAACGCATTCCCCCTATCCGACAACATGAACCCGTCTCGTCCTTTCCCGATCTTTTGAAGGAAACGGTTCTTTTCGTCCCAAATGTAGTGGTAGGCGGATTCCAACGGATCGGTGCGGTATACGAATAGGTCCGGGATGCGTTCAAGATAGGGTTCTCCAGGAAGTCCCGACACGGCTGCGTACTCTTTCCCCATGCCCAGGGTCTCCGCCAAGTGTCGTCCACGATCTCTGATCGTTGATGGATTGAAGGCATCGGGGAATAGGCGTCTACGAGTGAGAATCTCCGCAGGAACCTTTATCATCGGTGTGGCACCTTGCGCGATCTTGTTCAGTGGCGACTTCGCCATGTCTGTTGCGATCTCGGCGGTCGTCTTTCTGCCCTTGAACCAGTCATCCACCTGTCTAGGAGCAGCATCGAGCCCGAACCACTCCAGAAAATCCCCCAGAGAACCGAATCTGTTGAAGCTGATTACTTTCCCGTTGGAGTCACGACCTAAGATGATGTGCGGTCTCGCCCGAACATCAGGTGACAGGTCGTCCTCCTCATCCTTGAACATCGTGTTGTTCCAGATTTGCGCGATAGTCCATAGGCCAGTCGCCTTGATCGAGAATGCCCCGAGACGTATCGCCGTGGATGCTGTTTTTGCTCCCAAAGCTCTGCCGATTGTGGCCGTGGCCTTTCCATCCCTTGCGGCATTCCGGATCATCTGCGTGTACCTACGGAAATTCGACTCCGCAAACGACCAAAAAGGCCACATGTGTTCACGTAGAGCCTTACCGTAGACGCCCACCTTGTCATAGGCACCAAGCAGGTCGTTCGATAGAGCAAACGCCCTGTCTCGAACATCCTTCAGCGCCATGATTTCTTCCGGGACGGATGCCCCAAAGTTCTTGGGTTCTCCTTTCTGGTTCGACTTCATCTGTTCCAGATAATCGAGATAGGCCGAGTACCGAAGGATGGATTCTCTCGCATCCGAGAAGGTTCGCGCCCCGTTCCAGTACCGCTTCCACAGGTTCCATCGCCCGGCAGGGGAGACACGTTCCGACAATCTGCTAAATCGGTCGAGCATCTTGATCTCGCCGAGCTCTTGAGCCTGAGCGGTAGACCCCATGCCGCCGCGATTTGCCCATTCTGCGAACTCTCCGGAAGGGTCTTTGCGCCTCACGAACACGTCGTAGATATCTCCTAGCGCCTGTTTTGTCTTGAGGAAGGCACTCGGATTTCCGGCGAACGCCGCGTCCGCATCCCCCGTGAGGTTACGGAGAGTATACTTGACGACCCTTGTCGGAAGGTGCAGGACGAGTTCTTTCCACTGCACCAGCGACTTTCTGCTGAAAGAAGCCAGTGGATTGTCTGACGGTGGACGACCAAGATTATCGAGCGTCGCTGCCAGTTCATCCGGAATGACGATCTCCTTGAACTTTCCACCCATCGCCAACACCTTGCGGATGTCGTTTTTTGTGATCTTTGCTTCAGTCAGTAATCCTTCCAGCAATTGCTCGGCCATTTTGTGCGGAACAGAATCGGCCATGTAGAAGACATTCCCTTCTCTCGCCTGCCATGCTACGTATCCCTCCGGGATGGCATCATGCCAATCCAAGAGTTCTTGTTCCTTCGCGTTCGCCTTTACCTTGGCAGCGATGTTGTGCGGGCTATTCTCTACATGCGCAATCGCTTTAGCCACCTGAAGGTCGTAGCCCATCTGGGCCATGACCTGATGTTCTGCGGACAGATAATCTGTGAGGATGTCGAATTCGCTTCCCTTTCTAGCCTTCAGGAATCCCCTACCAACAGGAAGGCGAAGCCTCTGTCCGGTTCCCGAGATGGACTTTGCGTCCGCGTACTTCAGGACAATGTGTCTAAAGTAATCCTTGTTGGTGAGGATGTTCGTGACATCCTTCCCGGCGGCCTTCATGGCCTCCGTGTATTCATCAACTAGCTTGACCCAGGCGGCCTTTCGTAGGTCGATACTCGCCTTCACGATGGGACTGTTGTCAACAAAGGTGTCAATCCGTGCTTTCTCCTTTGCGAGACTTTCCGTCGTGAACCCAAAGGGAAGGCTTCGGCCCTTTCCAGATTCAGAGGCCAAGTCGTCAAGCAAAACCTTCCGCCAGAACAGATCATACCCATCCTCGTCCAGCGCTCTCGTAATCTTGTCCACGTCCCGAACTGCGTGCTCATCCGCGATGCCCTTGTACTTGAGGAGTTGTCTAAATTTGAACTTCTCCTCTGCGTACTTGGCACCTGACGGAAGGCGTTCAAAATCACGCGACATCTTATGCCACTGTTCACGTAACCATCCATGAACCCTTCGACCGAGACTTTCCTTTGGAAGCGTCTTTGCGCTTTGCACTCGTGTTTCAACGTCGGTGTCCTCAAAAGCATACGAAGAGGGCTTCCTTGGTGGAGGTTCTCCGGGAGCGGTACCCGGTGGCGTTGCCGGAGGCTTCTTCGGTGGAGGCGCTTTGTCGATCGCTGCGTTGAGATTCTCTCTCGCTTCCTGTTCTGAAGTCGGTGCCGGAGGCGCTTTCTCGGTCGGCGACGGCGCGTTTTGCGTTTCTTCGACTTCCGCCCGAACGCTGATCTTTGGCTTCGCCTTCCACCCAGGTGGCGTTCCCATGCGAAGAAGGGGTTTCTCTTCCGGGGGCACCCACGACTCAATGATCTCCGTACCCTCTGGGACTTCCGTTCCGCCGACTTCGCCTTCTGCTTTCAGGGGAAGTCCATCCCTAGTCCGAGCCTCGTCGATCTTGTCTCTGGAGTATCGAACGGCCGCATCACCGTCACGCTCTGCGGTGCGGAGGATGATGTCCTCCATCGCGCTTCTAGCCTTCTCTCCAATGCCAGATTCTATTCTGCCTACGAAGCGGTCGATGTCGGCTTCGTACGGGGCACGTTCCGGCTCTGGCGCAGCAGCCACGGGCGGCTCGGTCGGAGGCTTGCGGGGCGGAGGAGTTGCCGCCACGGCACGCGGCGGGGTTGTAACGATGGCACCTAGAGAGGGTTCTGTGGTAGGTATTGCTGACTCAATCTCTGGCCTTCCTCTTGCAATAGGCGCTCTGAGCAATTGCCTGTTCGCCACGTGCATGACATTGAGCATCATTGTCGGCAATCCATGACCGCCGTAATCCTCTGGTACCTCTCCCCAAAACTCCTGAATTCCTGAATCTGCGGCTTCTTTCCATGATTGTATGTGCTCAGATGCAACTCCCTTGATGCTTTGCGAGACATCTCCCGGCTTGAATCCGGTTTGATCGAGGATGATTCTGTGGATTCTTCTCCTGCCTGTCTCAGGCATCTTCGGATATGTGTAATTCCAGAAGTCATTCGATACCTGTTCCGGAGTGAGACCGGACTCAACTAACTCATCCCACGCATTGAGTTGCGACTCTCGAGATGCCATGCGTTCGAGAAACACATCCGCTGTAGCAGGACGTTCTGCGGCCTCCGGACGCGCTGGCGGGGCGGGTGGAGGCTCGGAGGGCACTGAAGCTGTCGCCCTCATTCGTTCCGCCCGAAATTGCCCCGCCCTGATGTATGCTCTAGCCGCTTCGCCATGCGCTTCTGCGTCACCAAAGCGTTGCTCATTGTACACGCCATCAATGAGCCATCCTCCGTTCCTAATCCGTTCCGGAGGAATGCCCATGTCCCGAATCATCAGAATGTGAGTATAGTTATATCGATCACCGTAAAATATCGAACCGTCATCAGTGAGAACCGCTGGAAACTGCCCGGTCTCCGGAAGCCGTTTCATTTCAGGAATGGGATTTCCAATTCCCGGAAATCGCTCCTTTCCGTATCTCTCAAAGTCCACATCACTCAATCCGCTTGTGTCGTGAAGTGGTGGCGGCTCTGTGGCCGGGACCGTCGCGATTCTCCGCTTGGCCTCGGCCTTCGCGGCGTCCAGCACCTGACGCACTAACGGAATCTTTGAAGCGTACTCCCCGTGGAGTTTTTCCAGTTCCTCGGCGGTCATTCCCTTCACCGCCTGCTTTCCGATGATGTCGATGCGGGACTTCATGAGGGGGCCAACAGGTTTCGCCGCCTTTGGCTTCACGGTTCTCGGCTCACGAATCGGCTTTCCGGGAGGTGCAACGACGGGCACTATCGGCTGCGCCGCTTCCTTTTCCATCTTCATCCGTTCCGCCCTCGTGAACAGCCGGTCGAACACTTGCCGCATGGCCGGGCTGATCTCGATGTCGATTGGACTTCCGGTGATCCTCCGGTAGATTTCCTTCATCCACTCGCGCACCTTTGAAAAGATCGGCTCAAGGTTCGCTGTGGGGGCCTTGCCGTCACGTAGATATCGCTCCACTCCTCTGGCGAATCGTTCCTCTGCCGTGCGGGTCCATCTTCCGTCCTTCGCTCCCGCCCAATTCTCAGCCGTGGCGATGTCCTCGTCCGTGATCCCGCGCCGCTGTTCTGGAGTGAGGTTGCGGTCGAAGAGTTGACGCCGAGCGACGTGTCCGAGAATCTCGTGAACAGCGGTCGAGAAATCGGGATTCTTGAGCGCGTGGACCAGAGTCTTCCCATCGGCCAGGAATTCCACTGCGCCCTTCTGGCCATGCTGAAAGAGAATGTCGGCGCTCTGTGACGTTTCCCGAATCGTCTTTGCTCTGTTGCCTTCTCCCTTCGGATAGGTGACAACCTCAAGCCCGCGAGTCTTCAAGGCGTCGATCACGTCTTGTGGCGTGTTCTCCGGAACGACAGCGGAGCGGAATTCGTTCAGGCCAACGGCACGTCGAATTTTCGCCTCGAAGTATTCGGTCGGAAGAGTCCTAAGTTTGTCGAGAAAGATGCGCATCTCTTGGAATGGTTGCCCGGTCGGGTACATCTCGCGCAGGTGCTTCCAGTCGCCTTCGGCCATCGTCTTCAGGTCGTCGCTCATCGCTTCAGATCGCCTGTACTCGTCCACTTTGATCACTCTCGCATCGTGCATCCTTCCGGACAAGGCAAGGAACTCGCCATTCACGTCGTCTTTGATTTTGTCCATCGCTTCTTTGGAGATGATGTCTCCACGGGCCGCTTGGATTTCCCTGATGGAACGGAATTGCTTCGCTGCCAGAGCGCGAATGTTGCCAACCCCATAATCGAATCCTTCGGCGCTGCGGAGTCCCTTCTTGAGAATCTGTACGACCGTATCCAGATTGTGCGGCAAGTAACGCTTGTTCCCGATGTCTGTGAAGCCGGTGAATATTTTCTCTTTTTCGACAAGTGCCAGTTTAGTCACGGACTTGTCAACCCACTCCTCGAACTCCGCCTTCAGACTCGGATCGTTTGCAATCGCCTCCCTCACGGCGTAACGGTCGCCAGACTGGTCCTTTCCCGCAAGCGTCATCTTGTCCGCAACGCCTTTCTCGATAAGGAAGGCGAACTTCGCGTCTTCGCTTTGTTTCATTCCAACGCGAACACCTTCCCCTTCGAGATTACCGAGTAGAGTGTGTTGGCTGAACGACTTCGTTTTCTCGGAGTCGATCCTTGCGTAGATGTCGCCGATGAACCTCCCGAGTTTCACTTCCGAAGGCGCATCAAGGAAGTGTTTCACGGCGGGATAGCGTGGAGAGTAGGCGTCGGCATTCAACACTTTCGTAGTACGGGAAGGCGTGACGAGTTCCTTCGATCCTAAAAGCGTGATGTCGCCGTAACCCTCGAAGTTGCCTGTATCCACGTTGATGATCGCAACGCTCGGAACAGGAAGCCCACCCATCTTGGCCGCGTGACGCACATTGTTGGCGGTGAGGTTGTGCGCGGCAACGAGATTCGCGCCACCTTGCTTCAGCGCCCCCTTCCCCGGACTTCCACCCCTCGTCATCACCACCTTACTCACGTCAAGTCCGATCGCCTTCACGAGTACGTCAGTCAACGCCACCTGCTCGTCGGTGGCACCCATCGTCTTGAGGGATTCCTTGCTGTACGGAGTCTCTTGAGCGGGGCTCGGCGGTGTGCGTACTGACTGGGCTGCTGGTTCCTCTCTCGCAACCTGAGACGCTTCTGCTGTCGGCGGGACTGTGACGGGCTTGGAAGGATTTGCCGCCAGTCTCGTCTTCTCCTGTTCGTAGTAGGCGGCCCCGGCGCTGCCCGGTGTCACGTCACCCTTGTTGGGGGGCCTGTCTGCCGCAATCGCCCTGTCGATGCGGGACTTCATGAGGGGGCCAACAGGTTTCGCCACCTTCGGCGTCGCGGCTATCGACTTCTTCCAACGCGGTGTCGATCCAAGGAATTCGCCGATGTCTCTCTCATCTCGAATCAGACCGCGTTTTTTTGCCGTCGAAGCAACCTCGTCCAATGTCAAGCCAGTGAAACCGCGGTATCGTGCAGGAATCGCAAGATACTCCTCGAATCCTGAAAGATCGCCGATGTAGCGTTCAAAGCCCTTGATAATTTGTGCAACATCGTCGCTTTTTCTCATGCGGCTCGTCAACATGCCGAGAACGCGGGCACCCTTTCCCGCGTTGATTGTCCGTTGAAACGCGGCCGTGAAGATGTTCAACGATGGTCGGACGCCATTCGATGTAACATCCGACAGCCGTTCCGAACGCACACGAGTAGCCTCGGCTTCTGATTCCGCGCCAACTCGTTCCACCTCTGCCTTCTGGTATCGATCTCCTAGCGTCTTGTTCTCGGTCGCGCTGAGAGAACCCTTTTCCATCTCAACCTGATCGTCAACACTCACAACCCTGTTGATGGCATTCTTGATCCGAAGCGTGTCTTCCGTGGGTCCGGATTCGACGCGAACCTCTTTGCCCCTATGAGTGAACGTATCTCCTATCGCCATATTCCCGGCGGACACAGTTTCCGTTTCAGGTTCCCCCTCTGAAAGCGTAGTCTGCGCGGTCTTGATCGCTTCGACCTGCTTTTCTTCGCCGGTCTTTCCAAACAGATCGGCTGTTCCTTCTGGCAGTTTGGCTTCACGCGCCTTAGCCTGTGCCTCTCCTGTAAGCCTGGCCTCTTCCGCAGTAGGCGGCTTCATCGGGAATGTGAGTTGCTTTCCCTTCGGTGTCACAATCGGACGCTCTTGGCCGGGCGGGGCGGCGGGCTTTGGAGCGGCCCTTGCTGGAACGATTCCACCAACTCGTCGTACCGTGTCAGCATACTCACGCGTTGCCTGTTCATACGTCGGATAGGTGTTTACATGAACTGCCTCGCCAGTATCGGAATCTCTCACAATGACAACTGCTCGTTTGTCCTTCGCTGACGCTGCCCCATACAATTCGTAGCGCACGTTGTCGATAGTCTGCGAATCGACAAGATTCGATTCAATTCCGGCCACACGAATCTCATCGCCAACCTTGAGGTCCCACGGCTCTTTCGCCTTCGGAACCACAGGAGGCGCTTCGGTGAGAGGAGAAACGGTGGGCGACGGAGGACGGAATTCGCCCCGCGTTGCGAGTCCCCTTGCCGTCCGCTCTGCCATGCGCCTATCGATGGATCGTTCACCAGAGACGGTTTCGCCGTCACTGATCCGCGTAACCATGTAGCCGGACTCTCCGCTCACTGGCGTAGCAGGATGAACGAGGTAGTCGCCGTAGGCGGTTCCAGACAGGCTAATCGTTTGGCCGCCAGACATGGCCTTCTTGATCTCAGCCTTGCGACCTTCGATGAGCGCAGCCTCCGGAGACTTCTCGGATGGAGGTGGAGATGGAACGGTGGGCGGTCGAGATGCTTGACCGACGATCCTATAGCGCCGGCGCGCGTCCTCCTGAAACATTTCTCCTGGATTAGCCCGTGCCACATCTTGCAGATATGCCTCACGCTGCGCCTCCGTACCTTCCACAGAACGGTTCCCGCTAACTCCCTTCAGAACACCAATTCGATTCGCCCGCGCAAGTACCTCTTGTGCGTGCCCAAGGCTCGACACCCCGGACTCTATGGGTTCTCCCGTTCTACCCTCCACAACTCTCCACATTCTCGGGCCGGTTTTTTCGATGTAGTTTGCGGTAGGTGCGGCGGGTGGTACACCTGCTGACGGAGGTACGGGCTCGCGCGGAATCCGCGCTGCGCCCATCTCGAATCGTCCTTCGCGTGACGGCGCGTTTCCCATCGACTTGGCAAGCGCGGGTTCGATCTTGCCGATGGTAGATTGCGCCGCCTTGAAGTAGCCTTCAGCGCGTCGAGCGACGTTCTGTGGAATGCTCGATTCCGCGCTCCACTTTGCAATGTGCGGTCCGCCCATCATCAGGGCGAGTTCAAACGTCCCGCCATGCTTCTGAGCCGTTTCTTCATCGACTCCAAGAGAACGAAGAACCGATTCCCCAAGCGGCACGCCAGATTCGTGAAGTGCCGAAATCGCCACCATCGGAGCCTGCATGGCGATTTCACCCTTGAAAACTTGACCTGCCGCCTGCTTGAGTCCAGCCACTTCCGCTGAACCGATCGCGGCGGCGCCAGGCACCATGCTCTGCGGAATCGCTTCTCTGGCTGCCAAGGCTTTCGCTTGTGCTCCAGCAACTCTTCCGGCGCTTCTGGCCGCAAGAGTAGTAGGAAGAATTTGTCCGCCTTCGGCCAAGGCAATCGACGCTTCCTGTCCTCGGCCTTCGGGAAGGAACGGAGCGACCATGCCGGGAGCCATGCCAATCCCAAACGGAACGCCCTCAGAAAGTGCCCTTGACGTGAGACCAAGTCCGGGCATCACGGGCATGACCGATGCCGCGATTGCAGCCGTCTTGAGCGCCTCCTTCTCCCAATCAGCCAGATGGTACTCGGATTCTCTGGCCTTGAGATGTTCGCGGTGCAGTTTCAGCTCGTTGTCGAAAGCCGCCATCTCCGGCGAAGGGGCGGATTCCCGATCGAAGTACGTGCGCTTGTCGTTCGCACCCATATCCTCAAGTGCGGCAATTCTGTCTGCGATCTGATAGTCATGTTGCGTTCGCTTCGAGACAGGGATGCCGCCTTCGTACTCTGGAGCATATTCCTGCTCTTTGAGTCCAAGAACTTCGCTCACCGCACCAACAGTCGGAATCTGAAACCCGGTCGGTTTGGCCCCAAGTTCCCGTTCCCGACGGTACTCTCGATACTGTGTCTGATTCTGAGACTGAATCGCCACTTCCTTGACCGGATCGTAGGGAGCCCCCACCCTTGCCGACTGGTAGGCTTGTTCTGGAATCTGCAATTCAGGCAGCGGGGCCTGTGGCTGCAACGTCATCCCACCTTGCAGAAACTCCGGGGACGGCATGTAGCCTTCTGGAATGTCGATGGGGGGCTCAGGATGCCCGTAGAAGCCCGGTGGCGGCTCAGGTAGTGCGGGAGGACCAAACGGGATGCTCGGTGGCCTGTACGCCCTTTCCTGCCCGTAGGGATCAAGACCGAAGAGCGTTCCAAGAGGCGGAGGAGGAAGAGGCGAAGGCAACGCCCCGAGCCCCGTAGTCGGTCTGATGGGACCCACCGGGCGTCGAAGGAACGCATACGGGTTGAAGGGCGGCATTCGCGATCATCCTAGTACCTGTACCCGGAGGCGGTCAAGCGAGCGTTCTTCCCCGGTGTCCCGAACGTGTTGATCGAAGTCCCCTGTCCGCCAGCAATCCCCGTGTAAGCCGGAGGCGTGTACTGAGGCGTTGGCGGCTTGTACTGTGGTAGCAACGCCCCGCCTGAATGCGAGATGTTCGACACAGGCTGTTCTCTGGCCCTGGCTGCTTCGTAAGCCGGTCGTGCCGCCGCCAATTTCGACTGATTCGCGGCGTTGAAGGCATTGACGTACTTCTGAGAAGTGGAAGCAGATGCAGTTAGTGCGCCACCTCCAGTCCATCCGGATACTTGCCTTGCTCTGGCTTCGTCCATCCCTTGAGCCCTCAGAAACTGAAAACCCTGCTCCTGCCTGGACTGCCCAGGCCGTCCAACTTGCCATTCAGGCATTCCTTCCCCCTCGCGTCTTGCCCCGGCCGTCATGCCTCCCATCCCGGACTGCTGGGTCGGAGCGACTCCACCGAAGCCGCCACCCAGTTGCATGGGGGCAATCTCTGGCTGTGCCATCGGGTTCCTGACGGCGGGCGGCTGGATGTTCTTTGCCGGATCGCTCGACACTGGACCGCCGCCCACGCCCGGATTCGCTCCCGAATCCATGTAGAACGGCGTCATGTTGTATGGCGTGTTCTGAGCGCCCACCTGGAACCCACCGCCGGAGGGTTGGGACTGCGGAGTCAGCGTCGATTGCGGCTGAAGTCCGGCACTTGGAGGTACGGCGGGACCAATCTGTAACCGCTCTCCACCTGTCCACATGGCGTTCTGAGGATTCAGATTCGCTCGTTGGACCTGCGGCCCCTGTCCGGTCTGACTCCATGTCTGGTAGGCTGCGTAAGCCTGCTCCGGACTGAGACCAGACGTAATGAGCGACTGCATCGCGTTGTACGGGCTATACGCGGAGAGTCTCGCGTAGTCGATCTGTGGAGCGCCGTAGCCGGGCGGTGGCATTGTCGGTGTCGGGTACGCCGTGTTGAACTGCATGCCGGTGGGCATCGGAGACTCCTATCTTGCACGCGCAAAGGTCGAGAGGTCTTGTCCAGATGGCCCACTGGCCGAGCCTGACATGAAGTTCGGAATCCCGCCCGAAGGTTGCCCGCTTCCACTCACAATACCCGTGGCAAGGTCTCGGTACGTGTTCGTCTGCGGATTGTGGCCGTAGTAGCGCGGATTTCCGTATCGGTCTGACTGGATCGTGAGTTCCTCACCGGACCGAAGATAGGGAGCCGCAGTGCTCTGGACTCTCGCTGAAACCTGTTCTGCGCTCTCGCCAGGTCTAGGCTGCGATGCCGCTCGTATGGCCTGGTTCGGATCAGCAAGCGTCCTCGGCTGTTGACCGATGGTGACTCCAGGAATGTTCGGATTCTGAAATTCCTGAGGCCGATGCAAGAGACTCACCGTCCCCTGTTGCGCTGCGGCCGGTGCCGCCGCAGTCGTCGTCCCGCCACGATGTGCCTCGAACTGTGCCCGCCGCGCCGCCTCCTGCGCCGCCCAATTCCCCTGAGCGATCTGGTTCTCGATCTGCCATTGCTGAAAATCTCTCGCCTGCTGGGCCTCCTGCGAGGCATAGCGGTTCTGCATCTCAGCGATGTCCCGCGCCGCTTGCGTCTGTTCCGCCGCTTGCTGGGCGGCTGCCTGTCTCTGCGCCTCCGCCTGTCTGAACGATGCGATGTAGGCCAAGTCTTCCGCGCTGCCACGCGCTTCGAGGTCGCCCAGCGTCTGCATCTCGGCTTCCTGCTGCCGCCGATTCTCCTCCATCATCGGTCCCGATCCGTACAGGCCGCGTCGGTTCATCGTCTCGCCGATGTCTTGCCTCTGCGTGAGACCGAGACGCCGAAGCCGCTCCGCCGCCGTTTCGCGTCCGAGTTGCGACGGACGCAGAAGGGCCAAGAGGTCGGCGTCCGATGTCCCGCTACCTCCGGAAGAACCACCGCCAGAAACGCCACCAGGCGTCACGAAAGACAGACCAGTACCACCACGGTACTGCGACGTGGCCCCGGATTGTCTCGGCAACGGAATTGCGGAAGGCATTGGCGTCGGCGTGTAGAACGAAAGCCCAACATTCTGCTGCGCTCTGCCTTGCATGGCGTAGGCGGGATCGGCACCGTATCCGGAGTATCTCGCAAGAGGATCGTTCGCCGGAGTCCCTGCACGAGCGCCGTAGAGGCCCGCAGTACCGTATGGGTTGATCGTCACCATTGTCCACCTACTGTTGACTGGCCGCAAGATGACCCAGCAACTTCACGGAGAGCACCGTCATGGCCGTCTTGGCTCCGGTCCTCTTCAACGCCCACGACACCGTGTTGAAGTGCGGAAACGACTGGGGCACCGTCGCTACGAACAACACAACGGTCCTCGAATACGGATGCCTTCTGGCGGAAATATGGGAGCCCGCAACGGAGGTCCCGGTTCTCAGGTCCATGTCGGTAGCGGAGACTGTCAGGACCGTGGGCGTCAAGGTGAGATCGGGATACAGACTGACCTCCACTTTCTCCGATCCCGCGTTGTCAACCTCAGCAAGAATCTCGACGCTCCCCATGCGTTTCCGGATCGTAGGATGTCCGAAGTCTTCGTGTCTGTGTCGCCACTCGGTGTCGATTCCTAACGGCCCGTCGGTCTGGCTATTGTCCACCCTCCACAGCCGCCCGGTGATGGCATCCCCGGCCAGGATGTACAGGCCGTTCTCCACGGTGAGCAGCGACGCGAAGTTCCACGAGTCTACCCGAGTAGGATACCACCCCAGCGACTGGGATCCCCACAGATCATGCAGCATCCCCCTGTACTTGTTGGTCCCTGTCGCACTGCGGTACACGATGTAGAGCGCCTGATCGTGGTACACGTATTGTGTCGTGTTCGCCAAGGCAGCGTCGAAGTCGCCCCGGTAGTAGTTCCAGATCGGGGCCGAGATGTTATCGGGTTCGCTCGACCCGTCCCATCGCATGAAACCCCTGTTCGAGAGGAAGTACATCCAAGCGCCATCGGTGACAAGCGATCTCGGGGAACTGCATCCCACGGTGCTCGTGACCTTGATGAACTCGTAGTCGGGCGGTCCACTTCCCGCAAGCGCGTAGAAGGACAAGCCGGTCGGAACGTACAGTCTGTCCCGGTACTCAAGCAGCCCCTGAACCTGCCAGTTCGGGTTGCTGTCCACGGCGTTCGGGATGATGTTCGTGACGGGCCAGACCAGCGGCGCGAACAGGTCGCTGTACTGGATCATGAACGGCGCGGCATCCTGCCCGGCGGTGAAGACCCTTCCCCGGTGCAGTTCGATGTATCTGGCAAGAGGAGCGCCCGGGATCGCCGCCCACGCAGCCCCATCCCACGAGAACATCCCGGCGGCGCCACCCGGGACGTACACGACGAAAATGCCGTACCCATTCGTGCTGATGGCTCGCATCTCTGTCGCACCGACAATCGTCGCCGTGAGCGTCCATGCCAACGGAGCAGGCCAAGGAGTCCTGTATATCTCGCCGGTACTTGGCACAAGCGCGAAAATCCATTGTCCGACAACAGCAACCGTCGTGAACACATTGCACAGATTTGTCAAAGAGCCTGGGCCGATGCCCAGCGGATTCTCAAGGAGGAGCGTGTACCCCGGCCTAGTTCTCAGAGCGCCGTACAGGTTCGTCTCAGAGACGGTCCCGCGACTCCAACAGTTCTCGCAGAACCATGCCGCGTTGATCGGAAGCGCGTTTTTTCTGGACGATGCGTCAAGGCCACCTGAGAAGTCCGTGTAGAGTCTCTCAACAGGGCCGTCGTAGTCCTTCTGCGTAGCTGGATGCTCGCCCGCCATTCCCTGTTACCACCCGAAGCCTCTGCGGCTGATGCCGTCCACCCCCGCTGAACCGTAGTCGCCGCTCATCTTCATCGTCCGAAGTCCCTGACGCAATCCGTTCTTTGGATATCGTCCTCGAGCCTTGGCCGTATTGAAGTCGAATCTGGCCATCATCGCCGAGTAGCCTTCAAAATCTCCGCGCATGTCCCGCACCTCAGCCCGAACGCGGTCAAGCAAGTGACTCCTGTACTGTACGGGCATGTCGATTTCCGCCTCGTCGTCCACTGGCGCAAACGATCCATCCGGCTGCAACTCGGGAAGAGTCGGTCCCCGCTTCCCGAACACCCTGACCAGCGGGGGATCGGTCGCGATGTCGGGCACTCCCTTGACGTAGAGGATGTTCCCCCGCTTCATTCCGTAGGCCCTCGATCCGCTTCCGGACACAACATCGGCCTCCTCCGGAGCGTAGATCACGTTGGACGGTTCCATCGGGAAAATCGGAATCCATCTCTGCGGCTGACCCACATCCCGATAGGCAATCTCCTCCGCCTCGTAGCAGTCGGTGGACCAGACGTACCCCCCCGGCGTAGCCCCGGGGCCAAAGTCCAGTGGGGGATTCACCTGCGAGGAATACGGAAAGAACCAGATGCCGTCGTAAGGCATTACCTCCCGAAACCAGTCTTGAAGTCCGATAATGGCAAACTGGTTCAACGCCTGATCGGACACGTTGCTGGTATCCGCCTCTCCAGACTTCACCCGGATGAGATCGCGGAGGAACTTGAAGGAGAAGATCGGCATGGTTTACTTCCAGATTCGTGCCGTCTGAGTGCCGCCGATGGACGAGACGTAGAGCCCATCGCTGTACGACGGTCCGTGCGGAAGCGGCATCGTATCGCTGAGTTTGGTCGCGGAAGACACGAAGTCGTAGATGATCGTTCCGTCGCCCGACATTGCGTTATGCCGAAGCGTGAACCGTTCTCCCGCGCCCGTCCCGGACACTTGGATGCGTGATAGCGATACGATGCTCCCGGGAGCCACCAACGGGGTTGTGGCAGTCGAAACAGTATCCACCGTCATCGGGTTGCTGTTTGTGATGTTCGCCATGTCTCACCTCTTGTTGGCAATCGCTTCCACGAGGATGTCGCTCAGCGCCACCGTACCCGTTGCCTTCACTTCCACCCGGACGTACTTCGCGAGTTCGATGAAGGCGAGCGGCGCAAGTCGATTCACCCCATTCGACATGGCGGACACGTCGTAGGTGATGGGGTCCTCGGCCACGATGACCGTTGTCGATCCCGCCGTGGACTTGTTCGGTCGCGGGAACCAGTTCGTCCCGTCCTGCGAGATGGAGATTCGGGCCTCGAACGATGTCATCCCGGCAACCTTGGTCAAGGTGAAGAGCACCTCCACCTGATCGTAGTTGTCGATCTTGAGGTCGTTCGTGCAGACGACATAGGAGTTCGTGAGAAGCGCCCCAGCCGCACGAAGTGTCTGCAAGTCCGTGGTGCCGAGTTCGGTTGTGGTTCCACTGGGAACGATAGCCATGACTTAGAACCCCGTTGAAATCGTGGGTGTACCAGAAGGATCGTCCGCGATGAAGCTGAACGTCACCCCGTTCGCCAAAGCGGTTGGCGTCCCTGTCCCGAAGAGGGTCAGCACTCCCGTTGCGGCCACGGACGAGTCAATGCGGAAGCCCAACCCGCTGTACGTCCCGCTCGTCACCTTGAGAATCTGGTTGTGGTACTGGTTGTTCGTCCCGCCCACCAACGTCGAGATGAACGATGTCCGCGTTGCAGCGGCATCGTTGACCGATCCCGTAATGCTCGATCCTCCACCGGGGATCGTGGAGATCTCCTGGTCGAGATAGGTGGCCTGTGTCTCGCTACCGGACATGGCCCCCACATCCACGCGGCTGAAAGCGATGATAGACACGTTGTCGCCAATGGCAGGAATCTCGGTTGCCAGCCATGCCGGATTCAATGTCAACCGTCGAGACAACAGACCAGTGTAGTCCGATACTCTCCTCATGTGCCCTGCGGCGGTCCCGGTGTTTACAAAGACGAATGAATCGTTGTAGGCATCAACGGCGGTGTCCGCCCCAGCCGGAAGATCAATAGTCGTTGCCGTGGCAGCGTCGATGGCAACGGGTCCATACACGGTATATCCGGTAAGGGCACTGGTCAGGTCAGTCAGAGTCACTCGCGGAATCGTGATGTCCGTCAGCGTCGTCGGAGCCGTCGCCTGCTTGATGTTGTTGAAATCCAGTCCAGCCTCACCCGTTGCAGACACGTCCAAAGCGTTCGCTGGAGTTGTCGATCTGACCAGGTCGTCAACTGACGCTGCTCTGACGGCGAATCGACCCACACGGCCCCCCGCAGTCGTTCCTCCCACAGTAGCCTCAACGGTCACATTGTAGGTCTTTCCTGCCTCGAATCCGTTCGCGCCGCTCGCCACAACTTCGACATAGTACCAGCCAGTTGTGGCCGCAACCTTGACCACCGTAACACCGCCGCCAACCGCTCCAGCCGCATCCTCATAAACCACTGAGGTAGGGAGAACATCTGCGTCCGTAATGGCTCCACCGAGAGAATGCGTTGGAAAAAAGAAGTATGACGTATCACCAAGTTTGACTTCACCCATGTGAGCCTCTAGTCAAGGACCATTCCAATGATCGACCCGCCGATGATGCTGCCTCCAGCCCCGGCAGTCGTGAACGACGATTCCGTGGACATGAATCGTCTGCCACAAGGATCGAAACACTCCATCCGGTAGTAGTAGAGCGTGTTCGCCTTGAGGTTTGCGATGACGTGAGAATGACTCGTCACCGGCAACGTGAAGTCTGTAGGCGCGTTCGGATTCAGGAAGCCGTCGTACTGCCAGGGCGAATAAACCGCAGCGTTCAGCGGCGTGATCCCGCTGGACGTAGACAGCAGAATGCGCGACTTGGCCCTGATACCCGTCGTAGCCGTGATCGTCGCGCCCTCATTCGTGACCGTGCCCGCCGTGGGTCCAACCGTGAACGAAATCGGCTTGTTCGGAGTTGCTCTTGCGTTCGTCCTGTTGACCGTCAAGCCTCTGTACTGAACCGGAATGCTCGTACTGGTCGTATTTCCGCTGTCTGTGTCAGTGTGGACGAAGAAGTTGGCGGAGGCCCAATCCGACATGTATGCGTCCAGGGCGGGGAAGTCTCCGACATACGCGCCCGACGCCCCCCCGATGTAGTCGTTGTCCGAGGTGCCCCCGTTCAATGCACCCGTCGTCGCGTTCGCGTCGGACTGGCAGATCACGTCATTACCGGACGATGCGCACGTTCGGATGCCATTCAAGTTGATTGACCTGACTCCCATCGCTCCGCCAACCACGACAGAGTTCTGTACCGCCATCGCTCCAGCGCCGTTATTAATGACGATGCTTCCGCCATTCCCAACGGAATGATTCACATACGCCTCGTCAAAGGTCGTCGTAGCCCCCCCAGCAGGCGATGTTGAAAGTGCGGAAACACCAACAGGAGATTCGCCGCCAACCATAGCCCGCGTGACGGAACTACCGTTTATGGACGGTCCTGAAATTCCAATTCCTCCTGGATCAATGGCGATCACGTTCGTAGCCACCATCGCCACGTTACCCGAGAAGGTAATCGGGTCGTTGCACTTTGCTGCCTTCAAGTCCGCGATGGTGTTCGTCCCACCAGTCGGAGCCACGGATATCGGTATCTCGCAACCATACGCAAAAATGCGCTGGAAGGAGTTGGTTCCACCCGTAGGGGAGAAGTCTACTCCGGTGGCGGGACACCCCCATGCCTGAAGATCGGTGTACGTATTTGTCCCTCCAGCTGGCGACAGAACAAATCCGCGAGTTGCATGACCGGAGAAGACGCGACAATTGGTAACACTTGCGTTCCCGGCTCCTGTATGTCGTTCGAAAAGGCCGACAAAATGGAAGTCACAGTAGTCGTATGTGCCGACTCCGGTAGACTGAGTGTCGAACCGTGGGGTCGTGTTTGATTGCATCGTCCACGTAGTCGCGGACCCGCTTGGCGCGATCTCGATTCGATTAGAAGCAGTAGCGCCCGTTGTGGTGATGCGTCCGGACGTGGCCGATGTAAAAGTGAACGCACCATCGAACACGAGTGGATTCGGAACTCCGACGGCCGGGGCCGTGATGGTGATTGTAGCCCCGGCATCAACAGTTGCATTCCCGGAAAAGTGGTAGGTATCGGCGGCGACAGACAAATCCCAATTCTGTGTCGACTGCGCACCCGTGATTGCGAAGTCCGCCATCGTCTACCCCATCGCCTTGACTTTGGCGTCAATCATGGCCTGCTCTTCCTGAGCGGTGAACCACATAGTCACAACTCCGTTTTCATCCAGTTCTTTAGGAAGCCTTGCGATCCCGGCTAACCAATTCGCCGTTTCAAGGTCGGGCTCTATCAACAGCGTTCCAGCCCCGCACATCGCGTCTCGATCCATCGCAATCAAGGCGACACCTGATGCCGAATCGAACCTGACGACCTGAAAGTCTCTGGACACGCAGTTCGACTCCATCGCGGGCGGGCTCTTCCACCCACAAGAAGCGGGCTCGTACTGAACGACATAGAGGTTGTGATACACGGGCATTGCGTCGGCTCCAAACTAACGGTGTCATCAGCCCCTTACAGCCCCCTCCCGGGGATCGGGAGAGGGTTCGTAAGAGGCCGGGATTACTGGATGGACCGGGCCACTTCCGTCCACTGATTGCCGTCGAAGACGAACGTGATAGTGGAACCGGCAGTAGAAGTGTACGCGGCAGAGAGTGCCAGAGTATTCGCCGCTCCACCATAGGCCGTATCGGTCAGCACCACAGCGTCATCGAATACAAGCGTGATGACCTGTCCGAGAACTCCAGCCGTGATCGTAGCCAGATCGGCCGTTGTCGCCTCACAACGAATGACATTCAGTCCCGCCGCCGAGAAGGCATCGGCTCGAATGCCGGTCGAGTAGTCCTGAATGAGTCCTCCGTTGGTGGCGACAAGCGTAGCGAATGCGGAAGAAGCCGAAACGCCATTCAACAGCGCCACAGTCCCGCTATCGTCGGGAAGAGTCAGGGTCCGATCCGCCGTCGGGTCGGTGACGGTGATGAGCGTCTCGAAGGTATTCGCGGCGCCAGTGGCACCCTCGAAGATGAGGCCGGTCGTCCCGAAGCCGATGGCGTTGTTCGCGAACGCTGGATCAGCTCCGATGGTATCGGCTCCAACGATGGTACTTCCTGCTTCTGGGCTCAAAGCATCGGCGAGATGCGTGGCGTCGATGCCATCCGCAGCGATGCCGATATCACCCGCCGCCGACAGAGTAGCGGGGGAAGAAGCCGACACCGCGAACGTTCCTGGGGCATCGGGCAGATTGTAGGCCCGGGCCGCTGTAAGATCGGCCGCTCCAATCGTTCCGATGAACGGAGCGGCTCCGCCGGCAGCAACCAACACTCTGACCGTGTCATCATTGACCCCGCCAGGACTGACAGATACAGCCCCCGTTGTTGAAAGCGAAGTGAAAGACGGAGATGCAGAAATGGTCACATCACCGGCCGCCGAAAGGGCCATGTTCCCACTCGCCGACACCGCAAAGGTGCCCCCGGCGTCCGGGAGAAGATATGACCTGTCTGCCGTGAGATCGACAGCCCCGATGGTTCCCGTGAAAGTACCCGCTCCGCCGGTTGTAACCGTCAAGGCAAGCGTGTCGTCCGTAGTGGAAGCAGTCGTCGAGTGAATCGAAAGACTCGTCTCCGTCACATCGAGGTTCAGGCCGTTCATCAGGATACTACCCTGAACTCCGGTTCCTGTTCCGACTCCGGTGTTAAGCGTGAAGGCTCCGCCGTTGGCCCCACCAGCCCCAGAGGCCCCCGCCGCTCCGGTTGTGATGAGAATGGCACCGCCAGCTCCACCATCCGCAGCCGTAGAGGCTCCACCGATCCCAGTACTGAACTCAATCGCCCCACCTGCACCGCCAACCCCAGAAGCGACATCCGTGGATGCTCCGCCGTCTCCAAGTTTAAGTACGTATCCTCCACCAGTACCGCCAATGCCAGCGGCCCCGCTCGCTGCTCCACCGATGCCTGCCGTCATCGCATAGTCACCGCCGATCCCGCCAGTCCCGGTTGTGGCAGTCCCACCGACGCCAATCGAAGGCTCCCAATCCCCCCCGTTCGTGCCGTTCACGCCGGAAGCGACACCGGCATTCGTAGCATCGAGCAAGATGTTTCCGGTGATGTCCGGGATTGTCACGGTCCGGTCGGATGTGGCGTTCGAGACCGTCAAAAATGTCTCAAACCCATCAGCGGCAGTTCCTTCAAAGTTCAATCCGGCGGACACGCCCCAGATGGAATTCGCCACGTCAACCGCGTTCGTCGTCAGTGTGCTCGTCAGCATGGCCGTGCTGACGCCAGCGTTGTTCGGAATACTGATCGTCGCGTCCCCCACTGTGGGATCAACCACGGACAGCGTAGTCTCAACAGCATCGGCCCCGCCTGTCGCACCCTCGAACCGAACGCCATTCGACACACCCCACACCGCGTTGGCCGCGTCGATGGTCGTAGAAGCGGTCGAGTAGAACAACTCGTATGTCGCCGCCGCATTGTTGGGAAGGCGATACGTCTGATCCGCCGTCGGGTCCGTCACGCTGAGCGTAGTCTCGGAGGCATCCGCCGTCGCGCCCTCGAAGATGATCCCGGTCGTGAAGGCCGGAGGCGTGGCGAACGTCAGCGTCGCGTTCACCGTGGCCGTGTCGGCCGAGGTGTCGCCAATCGTGGTATTCCCGTCCACGATCAGTTCGCCAGCCCAGTTGCCTCCGCCAGGCATGACGCCAGTGGATAGGTGAATGCCGCCCTGTGTAGATGTCCCGGGAGAGTCGGCAAAGATTCCGACTCCGATCAGCCCGACGGCGAGGATGCTGGTCAGGACAAAAAACGGACTGTGCAGGTACTTCTTCATCGGAGTCCTCCTCGTGAGTGTTGCGTGTGGAACGGAGGAGAGGGCATCCGAAACGCCCTCTCCTCCAGATCATGCTTGTGCTGTGTGCTGACGACTACGAGGTCGCCTGAGACCCGTAGACCCAAGGCCAGTTGATCGGCGCGTTGCCGTGGAACATGTACACCTGGTGTGAAATCTCCAGAGTGCTCAACTCCGTGGCCTTCGTGAACTCGGGTTCCTGAACCGTGAACCACATAAGGTTGTCCTTCATCCGACGGGTGTTGACGCCGAACCACCAGTACGGATTGTCCAGATACGGAGACGAGAAGAGTTTGATCCGCGTCTGCGGATAGCCCTCGATTCGCTCGAACAGATTGCCTGCGAGGATGTTCGTGGCGCGTGACGGAGTCGTCGGATCGTCCGTGGAGTTGATCGCCTCCATAAACTCCACGCACTTGGTGGGGTTGAAGACGAGACCGTCGATATTGAATCGCTCCGGACGGCCCCGGTCGTTCTTCAACAGTTGCGCTTGAGCGTGCAACGCCTTGATGGTTCCATGAGTCACCGTGGGGGCTCCGTTGCCGATGCGGTTGTCCTGAGCGGGCGTTCCATCCTTGTTCGGATGCGCCGCCGAGATCAGCGGCTGACCGTCTCCGAGCAGAGCGTCAGAGCCGGTGCTGAACGCCTGGTTGAACGGCTTCATCGCATGGTGCTCGATGGTGGCCGCGACACCTCTTGCGAACTTCTTGATCACCTGCTTGACAACCGGCAGTTGCTGTGTCAGGAACAACCTCTTCTGGATGTCGAGTTGGAGCGCGTACTCCTCGTTCACGATGTCACGCCCGTAGCCTTCAAACGGGGTGTCCTTGGTGACAACCGATTGGAACTTCGGTACTTCGCGGAAGTCGCCGGTGTTGGTGACACGAATGGACTGCTGCGTTGTCGACAGCATCGTGTACATGTTCTCGCGGTAGGGGACCAGTTTCTCGAACGTGTTGTCGTAGATGGCCTTGACGCCCGGACGTACGCTGTCTGGAAAGCCAGTGCTGTTCATCGACATGGAAGGTTCTCCTTGATGGTCGCCCTAAAGGGCAATGGGACTGCCCCTAGAAGGGCAACATGGGTTCGACCACCGCGTAGATGATCGGGGTCGTTGTCGGTCCGAGACTCGTGGAACCAGCGGCTGCGAAGTCGAAGGACGCCTCCTGCCAGCCTGGACGGCCACGAGCACCAGAACCCGGAGGCGTCAGCTGGTCCTCGCTTCCGTTCGGCTTCTGGAGGCGAATCTCCTCCACCTTGAAGCCGTTTCCACCCACGTCCGCCACAGCTTGACCGAGCATCTTGAGTCCAGTCGCCTCGGTGCGGAGCGCAGTGTAGAACTGTGGGGGAATCACGATGAACTTGGACGTTCCACCGCCCGCGTTCGGCTGCGTGGTCCAGTTGGTGTTCACGGTGATGACGTTTGCGGCCGACCCGTTGATGCCGTAGACCTGCCCTGCACCAGGACCACTCACGATGAAGACGTATCCGCCGTCCCATCCGTTGTCGATGGCTGCGGCTGTGATCGTGTTGGCACCGCCCGCCGTGGCCGTGACCAGGTCGGCATCTTCGATCGAAAAGGCAACCCTGTACTTGTCACCAGGGTTGTGTCGATGTCCGCTGATCCGAGCCTGAGTCCCGAGCGCCAGCGTTCCGTTGGCTCCGGGAATCTGCTCGACAGGCACCGTTCCGTCTGAAGGAGCGGGCTGCACCTGCTTCGTGAAGCCCATGAACGAAGCGGCAGAGGCTCCAACCGCAGCCACAGTGCCGTTCGCGGAACGACGGAATCCGGCCCCAACGGCGATGTTCGCCGAAATGGGGAACCACGCTTCCTTCACTTCCTCCCTACCGGATGGAGACGAGTAGAATTCGAACATGAGAGACTCCTTCTTTCTTGTGGTTCTGTTCTCAGAACCCGGACACCTTCCGAGCCCTGTAGTTGTCCGAACGACACCTTGGGCATAACACATCCCGCGACGTGTCACACCCACGGAAGCCGCAGTTGAGGCACTGAATCTTCTGCGGCATTCCCGCGTACTGCACCGCCGGTCTGTCTGCGGCGGGATACAACGGCTTGCCCGGTACCACACTGACTCTGGCGTGGATTCTGTCCGTTCTGTCCGTTTTGGCGTTCACGGCATCGCCCTACCTGCCCCGAAAACCAGCCATCTTCGCCACTGCGTCTTTCCACTTCGCCACAGTCGGAATCGCCTTCGGATCGCGCTCCTTCTGTTCGTCACGCCACATGCGGTATCCGATGGCGTCTTCCGAACTGAGACGGCCCGAAGAAAGCGGGGCGGAGGCACCAGACCCCGCATGTGCCGGCACCGTCGTAGGAGCCCTCTCGCTGTCAGTGACGGCCTTCCCCTTCGCGTCTCCAGTTAGACGCTTGAGGAGGTAGGGCCGCGTCACGATGCTCAGAGCATCCGTTCTCGCATCCGGGTTGTACTCGTCGATTCCCAACTCGGAAGCGACTTGGGATATGTCCCGCATGATGTCAGGCGACGGAGTGATCTTCAACTCCTCCAGCGTCTTCGTAATCTGCCCGGACATCCTTTCTCTGGCGAGGCGTCCAACGTACTGTTCGACCCCTTGAAGCCTCTGGAGTCTCTGTTCAACGATCTCCACCGCCCGTTTCTCTGCGGCGGACATCGCCCTCCCCAGTTTCTCGGCAAACTGCTTCGCCATGCCGACTGCCAAAGGATCGGTCTCGTAGCCTTCCGGAAGCGTCATGGTCAGATCGTCAGAAGACTGAGACCCAGCCGTTGCAGCAGCACCTTGCTGAGGAGACTGAGCCTGCCCAGTTCCGTCTCCGAAATACTGTCGCTCCAGTGCCTTGACGCCCTGATCGAAACGGGGATCAATGGCGGCCATCTGCTGAACGGTCATGCCATAGCGGAGACGTTGCTCCTGTTGATTCAACTCGTATCCGCGCTGGTGCAGGGCCGTTTCCCACTTCTTTCTGTCCGGAAGGGACTTCATGTACTCCCGGACATCTTCGGCGGGAATCACCGTTCCATCGTCAAGTTGGAGTCCGCCACGAAGTTCGGCCAGCTTGATGGCGGCTGCGACACCCTGCTTCTCCGTTGCGCTGAGGCGCACGCCGGATTCCGGCTGCGATTCAGTGGCAACGACTCCGTCCTCGGCTTCCAGTTCGGCAATCTCGATCTGAGCGGATTCCTTCTCGGCCTCTGCGACGACCGATTCCAGTATGGCTTCTGCGGCCTTGGTTGCCGCATCGTCAGACTGGGAAGACGCCTCTGCCACCGCCGCTGGATTCTGCTCCACGATTTCCGTTGCCATCGTTTTCTCCGTGCCGGTCTACATCGAATCGCTGCGTATTCACCGGCCACGCCACAGCGACCGTGCCGTCATCGGGACAATCCACTTTGGGACCGTTCCCCGAAAAGGTCTCGTCACGAAAAACAAAAAAACCCGCGTCAGCCTCTCGGCTGGATCGCGGGTTCTTCCCTCTGATCCTGTAAGGTTGTCTACTTGCTGAGTTTTACGCTCTCCTTCACGGAACCGATCTTCGCTTCACCATTCCGGTACTTGACGGTCACTGTTCCAAAGCCCGCCTTCTTCACCCTTCGATGAAGACGCAAGATCGCCTCTTCCTCCAGAGTGTACGCCACTGGCCTTTCCGTGTCAACCGCAATTTTGTTTTCGGCCACTAGATCGGACCCTGAGGCGCACCTACTTGACCTTGATTCTGTGGAGGAGTCTCCCACGGAAGCGGCACGCCCTGCGCACGAAGAGCCTGCACCGCCGCCTCGTACTTCGGCTGAATGTCCGCCAGTATCGCCTGAGCGTTGTTTTCCGCCTGCCTCTGCGCGATGATCTGATCGGCGTGCGGAATGTCCAATGCCCTCAAAATGTACTCGGGTGGGACCAGAGATTTACCATTCTCATCTTTCAGTGGAGCAATGGCCAGAGCCTGTTCCGCCCGTCCCACCTTGCTCTGGGTCTGCGGAGTGTTCACCTCGATCTCGATTTCGATTCCAGCGGCGGCAGCCTTCAGGTGCTTGGCGATGTAGGCAATGTGAAACTCGCTCGGGTTTGGGCTTCCATCCGGACTGTACGCCACTACGTCACTGATGTAGTCGGGGAGCCCTGCCATGCCGCTACTCGCGTCCGTCGGACCCGTCGGACCCTGCGGTCCAACAGATTCTTGCAGTTTCTGCTGTCTGTACGCCTCGATGCGGTCGTACAGTCTACGTCCCTCCTCTCCCGACAGAGACAACCACCGCTTGTCGTATCCCCCAAAGTTCACCATGTTGTCGAGCATCTGCTTGGCGACCCGTTCGAGTGACAACGCCAGCATGGCGTTCTTCAACTTCGGGCGCAACATCGCAACGCTTTGAATGGCTTCGATGGCCTGCGCCGCCGTGACACTGGGCGGCTTCTGCCCCTTGCTGACCTCGTACTGGCCAGTGAGATCGTCCAAGAGCCGTCGCACGATGTCCATGAAACGGAATACTTCCACCGCCATCGAACCAGGAGAGAGGTACGCCGCCGCCCCCGTGACATCCCCGTTGCTCTCCAACATCTCCCCAGGACTGTCCGAAACCTCCAACCCCTCCGGAAGTCTCGTGATGTCGATGATGAGTTTCGGAAACGCCTGCATCTGGGTGAAGTCCGCGATGTAGCCGAGCGTGTTCGACAGCATGTCGGCAAGGTTGTTCGTGTCGGAGAACATCGAAATGCCGATGAGGCGGGTCGGGTCGATGCCCTCTTGGTGGTACACTACAGGGATGTGCCTGTATCGGTTCGGCTCGTCCACCAGAACAATCGGGTCCCCTGACTGCGGAAGAATAGCAATCGACAACCGACCGTACGGGTATTTCTGAACCCTGCGCGTACCAACCTTCACCTTTTCCGAATAAGAGGCCGCGACAACGCCCGTATTGGCGTCCACGCTGGTGTTAGTTCTCTCATCGAACACGTCCTCTGTGGTCATGGTTTGATCCGGATACCATGCTTCCACGAGGAGGAAACGATCCTTTGCGGAGTCGGCCGGATACCTGTGCTCAAACTCTCCCATGAAGAGATCGTGTCCCATCTCCCTCGACACGCTCTCTGCTTCGGACGGCTCGGACATGAGGTCCTCAAGCAGTTCGCTCACGTCACGCCCCCGAATGTCCGTCGGCCATGCCACATAAATCTGACTCGCACCCAACATCGGCAGTTCGATCCAGTACCCACTGGCCTGGAGATCGTCGTTATCCGAACTGTGAGGATCGGCTACACATGTTCGCAGATCGACAACCTTGATGACGTTTCTCCCAGGATGTTCGGCAGTGGCGTTCTCGAACACCGTCTTGATGACCGCTCCTCCGTAGACGCCCCCAGAAAACGTGATGTCGATACGTTTCTCCTTCATCGCGGACCTGCTCCATGCCTCCCGCATCATCGCCTGAATCAGGCCCGCTACAAGATCGCTGCCAGGACCGTCCCGCCCCCTCACGTTCCAGCCCATTTCCTGGTCGTTCCGGGTGGCAATCGCCAGTTCGAGCGCACTCTTTTGGAGATTCACTTGCGGATCGGCACGCCAAGATTTTCCCGTCGCGTTTCCGGCAGGACCTCTCTGATACCGTAGGATGTTCTGAGCGGCTTCGTCAGACAGGATGTTCTTCCCCTGTTCGGCGTCCTGTAACATCCGACGAATGTTCTCTACGACCTCACGCTCGCGTTCCTCATCGGTATTCGCGGATATGCCATCTTCGTCGTCCATCCCGGAAGGATGTTCCTGGCCGCTCTCGTCGGCCAAGGCGGCGAGTAGAGTATCGACGGCCCCTTCGAGTTCATCATCGTCGAATTCCGCCACGACGTTCTACCCCCGAATCTCGATGTGCCTGAGCCACACGTAGCCGCATCCTTGCTTGTTGCAGATTGCGAGTCGGAAGTCTTCGACGTTTCCGCATCCCACACCAGCTGCGACGACTTTCGTTTCCACCGCGTTCCTGAGATCGGATGAAATCATGCCTGCGAACGGTCCGACCGAAAGTGTACCTTCGACAAACGGCACGGGCCTGTACTCCCGCTCACTCTCCTCGACGTGCTCCTTGCGCCTGTCCCGGCCTTCGATCTTCTTCTCGTGCGTGGCACGGCGTACAGCATCGTCCCTCTCGTACTGCGCCCTCTGATCGGACAGATACGAGGAACAGAGCGCCTCGTAGTACGAGACCGATCCACACTGGGGACACGTGGGGTTGTCCCTTACCGATTCCGGAATCACATGACTCATGTTTTCGCAACTCCCTTCAGGTAGGACCGCCGAATCTGGTCGGTCACGCCAGGATCGGGAACGAAGTCGTGAGGGTTCACGGTCCCATCCGGCGGCGTCCAGTCACTCGCCTTGATGATGTGTTTCATCCGTTCCTCTTTCGGAAGGTTCGGATCGCACGGAATCTTCGGAATGAATGCCATGCGCCGTCCGTCTTTGTCGTGGTCCGGAACCCGCAGGTACAGTTCCGCCTTCTCGTTTTCGTAGACGCACGTTCCCGGTCGGCGTACGAGGTCAAAGCGCTGTGCGTCGGCTATGATCCGAGGAGCCGTGAACACCCTGTCTGCGTGTCCGCCGCACGGGCATGGCATGGACGACGGGTGGTCGTCCGTCATGCGCATCGTGAGGTCCTTCGAGAATCCGCAGGCGTCGCACGTGTACGGGTACTCAGGCATGTGGATCGGACCTTCCGTTCGTGGTTCTGGGCGACGCCATCGGCGTCTCTTTGGTGTGCGCCTCAGCCAGTCTTCTGACTACAGGGCTTCGGTCGCGCACCAGAGAGGAGAGGTCATTCCGAATTTCCTCCTCAGTTCGCCTCAATCTCTCAGGGTCATACGGTATCGCTCTCGGCTTCCGGACATCTGCCTGTCCAGTACCCTCTGCCCGTCTACCCCCCTTGTCGCCACGCCAATACACCCACACGACGGTAGCGACAGCAACAGAGACGGCGATTGCGACAATCGCGAAGAGGACGCACACGACAAAGGCGACCACCACCGTCTCGTAGAGCGTCATTCTACACTCCAGTGACATGACCCTTGATCTGGACACTCACCAAGGGCGGCACGTGAACGCCGATCGTGAGTACGTTCTGTGCGGCGGGTGGAGCGGCGATGGTGAAGGCCACGTCCGTTCCCGTGTCCAGCCGTTGCAGTTCGCATTCAGCCGCCGTCAGTGTCGTGTATGCTGTGAACGGTCCCAGCGTGTCGGCGTCCGACACCATCGTAGGGCTCGAATTGGACAGAGGCTGAATCGACTTCGAGTAGACAGGAACCGGAGCCCCGGCGACATGCGGCGTTACGGCAGCCATCTAAGTTTTCCCCCTCGATCGTGACGGGAACTCGGACACAAGATTCTCCAGTGCGACGATCCGATCCAGCAAGCGATTCGGCTTTTTTCGCCACGTTCCAGGGCCTGCGCCCATCGGAGACGAGTCGACAAAACACAGTCCGCGCATCCCGTATTCGTAGTAGACGAGCGAACACACGGGAACATCCGGATGCCCCGCATCCATCTTCACACCCGTGCATCGCAGCAGCCAGCATGGGATCGTCACTTCAGGCGTGTCAATCGGTGTGTACTCCGCCACCTCGCCGCTCCAGACGTTGGAGAATGTCTCGATCTTCCTGCGCTCTGCCGATGTCCTGGCGAAAAACTGATCGGGCGTCTCCTCCACAGTCACGGAGACGGATTCGGAAGGTTGCGCGATCTCGGTCATTTGACGAGTCCTTTCCTGCGTCTCCGTCTCCCGGCCTCGTCGGCAGGTTTCATCGACGCGGCCTTCTCCTGCGAGTCGTCCATGATCGAGCCGTGAACCGCCATGCGCATTCGCGCCCTGCTCATCAGACGCCGAAACTTCTCCACGTCCCCGGCATCTCTCACGCCGGGCAGTGTGCTCATCGGAAATCCGGTCGTTGTCATCGCCATCGTCTATTCCTCACCACAGCAATCTGGCAGTAGGTTGAGATCGGCACATGATCCCAACCTTTTCGTTTTCGCAGCAGAATCCAGTTCGTGAGTTTGCGCAACACTTTCGCGTCCATACGCCGGGTGTGTTCCAGGCGGGTGAGCATGTGTGCAGATATGCCCATTTCGCTCGCCCGCTGGCGACAATCCGCGATGTTCAAAATCTTAAGGGCGATATCTTTTCTCCACTGCGCCGCCCATCTGCTCGCAATAACGAGACGGCGAAGACAATTCCGTAGACTCACCGCCATCGGAATCTCCTACTTTCCGGCGCGTCTTCGTCCGGCGGCGGACATCTTCGCCATCCGTTCGGACCCGTACTTCGCTCTTCCGGCTGCGGCGGCAACGGCAGCGGGGTTCCGAACGTCTCCGCGCCGTGCAATCTTCTCTTCGAGAGCGGCAAATCTCTCACCGGACCCGAGGACTGGCTTCGGTTGGGTCATGCCGTGACTCGTCATGCCCATGTCCCGCGTCTTCGGCGTTCCCCGCATCATCGCCCGACGTTGTGCAGGTGTGTGGTACTCGTGTATCATGTCTGCCTCCCTAAACGACGCGACCCCGAAACGGGTAGTTCACACCCGCTTCGAGGTCGTCGTCTGCACCAGTCTCAAAATGCGTCATGGGACCAGCAGCAACAGGACTGTCCGTGCTTCACTCACGAGAGCGGGGCCGAGTCTACTGGGGACATCTCTCGCTGTCAATGTTTTTTTTCAGACACACGAATCCGTTTTCGCCGCCGCCACCGCATCCGCCGCCACCGCCTGCATCTTCGCCACCATTTCCGCCGCATCCTCCGCCTTCGCCTCCGCCAACGCCACATTCGCCTCTGCCTCCAGCAATCGCACTACCGCCCACGCCGCCGCCACCGCCTCATCGGCCTTGGCGTACCAACCGTGCGCGATAGCCTCTCTTGCCAGTGCCCGCCAGCGGCGCGCCTTCTCCACCCAATCTTCGGGAACTACGGCCCACGCGCACCGGGCCTTCCAGTCGTAGTCGTCGCTCATGTTGACTCCTTGTCACCTATGGCGTAATTCCGTACTCTCCGCACGCCTCGCCCCAAGTACCCAGCATCACGCTCCAGCATACGCCGGAACTCCAAGGCGAATCGCACGGCGTACAGAATCGTCTTCGCCATGCCGTCGCACTCCAGCGTGTCACCGTCACGCGACATCGACCGCAGAGCCTCAATGGTGTCGGTGCATCGCGGATCGACACGGAATCCCGCCCCGTTCGGTTTCTTGTCACGGCACATTGCCACAAGATCGTCGGCCGCACGATTCATCCGCTGATCCGCATGAACGCATTGCATCCCCGCATCCTGGAATGCTTCGAAGCTTGACGATCTGGGAATCGGACCGACTCGGGAAGACATCGAAATCCGTTCCCCCGTAGAATTCACGATCCACGTGAAATCCTTGGCGGTGGATGGACAGGCGGACGAACCAGGAGTCCCCGTCGAATGCCGCGACCCGAGCACACGACTCTTCAACCGAACGATTACAGACTCCTCATCCAGTCCAAGGTACGACGCCTCGTCGTACACGTGTAGCACACCGTCATGCGACACATACAGCCATGAGCACCAGAATCGCCCCTGCTCCCGATGCACAGAAGCCATCCTCGGACGGGTCGGGTCGATCAGGTCGAGTGACACGATCTGCTTCGACTCCGCGAACTCGAACAGCACGCGCCGCGACAAGACCGTTTCCATCGCCTCGCCCTGCATGGAAGCAAGGGCCAAGGCGTCGGCCCGATCTGGCGACCTTCCGAGACGCCTTCGAATCTCGTCCTTCTCTTCAATCTGGATGAGGCCCCGGACGCTGTTCGCCTTGAGCCGGATCACCGACAACTCACCGGCGAGGCGCGTGTCTCTCGGATCAATCGCAATCACTCCAGTGCGGAATCGTTCACGGAGGGTCCAGTACATCTCGGCCCGTATATTCAAGAAACGATCCTGCCTCGATGAAGCGGACGAGAAATGCACGGGCGTCACCAGGAAGCCTGCACCCCTCAGAGGATCGACAACCCCGGCCCCAAGTCCACCCACGTCGATCCGCACGTTCATCGTGGCGATCTTCTTCTCGGTGGCGAGTCTGCGCACCTCTCCGGCCGTCGCGTCCGTCGGGTTGCCGTGCTTCGAGTAGACGTTTCGGAACCAGATACCGCGCCGCTCGTAGAACTCGGTGGAATCGGGACCGCCCCTCGACACATCCACCCCCAGCGCCGTGTCGGCCGGATCGACTCCAGCCGGCGGTTCCTCCGTCCACCGTGCCTGCGCGGCGGCGATCCACACGAGCGGAATGAACGCATCGACCACGTCGGGCGCGAACTCCCCACCAACCCGAGCCCGGAACATCGGCGAGTCACGGCCCCAGTCTTCCGCTTCCTTCGCCACCCACTCCTTCGAGCAGTACGGAGAATCTTCACTCGACCCCGTGAACGTGGCGAACTGATGCCGCTTGCTCGTGAACGCCGCGTAGAACTCCGACTCCGGCTGGTAGTAGGCGTTGCCGACGATAAGCAACTTCGACACGGGAGCGGTGAGCAGCGAACGAATGGCAGGCCACATGCGCGGCTCCACCGCCTGAGCCTCACTCACCACCACAAGAATCGCCGTTCCACTGTGAAACCCGGTGAATCCGCCCGGATCGTCCGCCGTGTACCCGATCATGTAGTGCTTCGAGTCGCCGCTCCGGAGGGCCTCGGTCTGGAGTGTTCCTCCGATCCCCCACTCGCCTCCGCCGCGCATCTCGGCCTGTCGATACAGCGACGCGATCTCAGCCCAGATTACATTTTTCACTTGCCGTTGTGTGGGCGCAGTCGTCACGACGACCGATGGGCGATACGCGACGTGAAACCAAAGTGCGGCGACAGCCGCTACCCCGTCTTTCCCGAAAGAATGCCCGGTCTTCACCGCAACCGCAGGATGATCGCGCAAAGCATTGAGCACGTCTCTCTGGAGCGGAATCGGCGTGAATCCGCAAATCTCACGAGCGAAAAACTCGGGAGACTGACGGATCGACCAGGCGAGTTTCGAGATGGAGTCAGACTGGGCCATTCGTGAAAATCCAAGATTCGCCTTTTCCATAAAGGTCCGAAAAAGAAATCGACGGATACACGGCTCTTACGAGTCGGTGTTCGACGATGGCAACATCTCGCGGATTCACACAATCCGCATCGCGCTCATGCGGGCAACAGTGGTCGCCCACTTCTGACTCGCACATATTCCCCACACCGTTCAAGGTCTCGACCTTCAAGACCCGGTCTGGCGCTATGACTACAATCTGAAAGGACATTTCGAGAGTATTCAATTCGCGCGCACGCTCAACGGTGATGTTGTCCGGGTGAAAAGCGGGGCACGTCAACTCACGCACCATTTTTGCCAACGAAGCAATGCTCACAGGTGTGGCCATCGTTATCTCCCTTCACATGAACCTCTAGTAGATGTGAGACGAAGAACTTGTATCCGCTGTGCCCTTCCAGCGCGACAAGGTCTTCTGGCACCGGAAAATTCAAGATGCGAAGGATACTCGCGGCGTTTATTGCGACAGAGTCACAGACTAGATCGCCTTTGAATAGCGTGTACTCCTTCATGTCCACGCTCCACACGATGGCGTGCATAGACGACGACAAGACCACATCGGTCTCAGAACTCTTGCTCATCGCATCGAGAAAGGCTTTCGTTTCTGGAGTCATAGCCTCTTACCCCGGTCAATGTCCGAGAACTCGCTTATGATGCTGACTCGTCCTTTGGCGCTATCGGTTGACTCGTCGGCACCGGACTAACCTCGACGTACTTGGTCGCTCGTTCACCGAGTTCCTGCAACGAGATCATCGCCTTCCCGGCTTCGACCACGTTCGCGTCCTGCCGAATCTGGATCGCCTGCTGGGTCGCGAGCACGTCTCGCATCCCCATGCACTTCGCCAACAATTCACACGATCTTCGTCTTGAACTCGGTTCGGCCGTCTCGTCCTCCGCGAGCTCCGCCACAATATCGACGAGCCGCTCACGACTGATCCGCTTCATGACCGCGATCCGGAACCCAACCACGTCTCGAATCTGCTCAATCTGCGCGGCACGGAGTGCGGCATGAATCAGCGTCGTGTTGACGGCGGCTTCGTCTTCGATGTCGATCCCAGCCTTGTCAAGCAGATTGTCGATGAGCGATCGTTTCGGAACCTTCTCCTCCCCATCATCGGGAACGGGATGCTTGGCGGATTCGCGTTTCATCTCAATGCCCTCCATTCATGTCTTCCTCTCCCAGTGAATACAACCGAATTCAGGAGCGTCACACTTTGACCGATCCCCCTTGAGCACCACCCAGTAATGCTTCGTCGGGTCCAGTTCGACGATAGCCACACCCTCCCGTCACCAAAACCAAACTTGCAGCAATCACGCCCCGCTATCCTGATGCCAGGACACTCCTTCGCGTGCCACGCATCGAAGGTGGGAGTGGATGCGCCACCGCACTTCTCGCACGTGTACACGACTTGCCTCTGGATTTTGCTCATGGCCTACTCCGGCTACTGATGAACCCCGGCGGAATCGTGAACTCAACGTGGCATTCTCCATCCGGACCGGACTCCCACGTACGATTCAACCCGGCCTGCGTCAGCAGATCACCCAACCCCATGACAGCCGCGACAACCCGGTGCTTTGCCTCGCACATCTCGGAGCACACCGCATCCGGACCCATCTGGAAGTATGGGTACTTAACGTACCCTGGGTACGATTCCCAGCCCAACTTGACCCACGACCATCCTTTCGGCAGCGAAGGAAGTGGTGCGCCGTGAAGAGCCATTCGTATCGCTTCCGGGAGCCCCACGAAAACACGCTCCCCCTGATCCCTCTTTCCGCACACCACACATGCCGCCCCGAAGATTATCGTGGTCCCCATCACTTCTCCTCTCATGTTTCCAGAATCCAGACCATCACAATACTCCGTGATCGGGCTGTCCTAACCGATCAATCGCAACATGGATGTCATCGCTTGACCGTACTTGACACCATCCTTTCAACCACCTTCGCAAAACGATCGACCTCATTCCCCGGAAGATTTTGCAGAGTCTTCGGTATCAAAAGCATCACGGTCACATCGTATGGAGTGAGCACGCAAGCGTGGAAAAATAGATCGTTGTTGACCGCGTACTTCTCAATCACCTCCTGCACATCAACCAGATTGTCCGGGTAGTTCATTGCACTTCCCCCTTGCTCGTCCTCTCCGCATTGCAGAACTGCCTATGCTTCTTCCGGAATGCCAGCGCCACGTTACCCACCGATCCCGTCCGGTTCTTCGCGACGATCACCTTCACCGCATTGTCCGTCGGATCGCTCCCATGCGGCCGATGCAGAAACAGCACAATGTCCGCATCCTGTTCTTGACTCCCTGAATCGCGTAGATCGGATAGCCTCGGCTCACGCTGCTCCGAATCGCTCCCGCGATTCAACTGCGACATGGCAAGGACGGTGATTCCGAGTTCGCCCGCGATCCTCTTCAACGTGCGCGACACCTCAGCCACCTCCTGCTCCCTCAGCCGTCCCCGCTCCTTCGGCGTCTCCACCAGCTGCAGATAGTCTACCACGAGTAGAACGATCCCATGCTCCTGTTTCAGCCGTCGCGCCTCCGCCCTGAGATCGGCGAGCTCGAGCCCCGCACGACACGTCAGCCAGAGAGGCACATCGCTCGCGCACTGCACGGCACCTCTCATCGACGCCAGCGCCTCCGCATCGGCGCTCTTCGGATCGTTCATCGCACTCGGTGGCACCTTCGCGTAGAGACTCATCACTGTCGATGACACCTCGAACTGACTCATCTCCATCGACATGATTGACACGGGCTTCGTCCTCCGACCCGCCAGATCGACCGCCACATTCGCCGCCCACGTCGACTTGCCCTGCCCCGGCCGTCCAGCAACAATCACCAACTGCCCCGGCCGGAACCCCCCGATCAGAAAATCAAGATCGATGAACCCCGTCGGCAGATACGCCTCCGCCTCACCTGCCCTCACCCGCTCCACCTCCGCCACCAGGTTCTCCGCAGCCTCCGGCCACGACGCCGTACAGATCGCCCCCGCCCGATCCCGTAGCAGCGCGGCGAGTCCGGACTGTGCGCGCCCGAGGACCTCATCCGCCTCCGCACCGGCCACGTGACCCTCCCGTAGCAGATCGTACCCGAGGCGGATCACTCCGCGCAACAGGGCCAGATTGCGCACGATCTCGGCGTAGTGGATCGCGTTTGCGGCGTGGGGTACGACATCCATCAACGATGCGAGGTAATCCGGACCACCGGCCCGCTCCAGGTCCCCCGTACGAATGAGATCGTTGTGTAGCGTCCTGGCGTCAATCGGTACGTCGCCGTTGGCGAGAATCACACACGCGGACAGAATGAGCATGTGCGCGGGATGGTACATCGACTCAGGACCGATCACACTCAGCACGTCCGTCAAACAGCTCGGGTCCAACAGGATCGACCCGAGTACCGCTCGCTCATCGTCCAGACTCTGCGGCGGAACTGACGTTTGGAATTGATCACTCACACGTCACCCCCGAGGAAAAAACGCCCGGCCGCGAACGGTGACATGTACCCCGACGGGAGAGGGCTCGAGGACGCACGCGAGCCGGGCTGATTTTTGGTGTGGGGAGCAGGGTACATGTCGAGGGGAAATCTATCGGATCACGCGAAGGGCGTCAAGGACAATTTGCGCAGGGCGTCGATGTTTTATTTTCGCGACCGCTCCGGTCGTGGCACTCGGCACACATCCGGAGTGAGACGGACGAGTTCGCGGTCATGCGGTTCCACGGCGCGAGTGTACCATTGTCGTCCGATGCGCATGAGTAGACCGCAATCGTAGATGACGGGGGTGGTGAGTTTCACTTCTAACCTGGGTCGTGTTAGTCGAACGCAGTCGACGACCCGATCTACGTCGTGCGGTTCGATGATGCGGGCGTGCCACTGGCCACGGACACGCACGAGGACTCCCTCGAAATCGCGCACGGCGCGGGCGTGCTCCTTCTCCGAGTGCCGGAGCACGCCGCGGCAGTAGAGACAATCGGGGCGGAAGGAGATCATGTTTGTCCATCACCCATGTTGTTGTATCCGCCTTGCGCCGATCCCGGAGAAGAGCGAGACGAATCGTAATCCTGCGAAATGTGGAGCCACATTCACATCTTGCCTCCATTTCCGATTTGCTTCATCGGACCGTTCACATGTGCTTTGCAATTCGCCTTCCCTCAAGATCAAGTCCAGAAACACATTGCGTTGACGTAGATTTAAGATGTACGCGCCCTTGATCTTGCGATTGCTCACATATTCGCTTGACGCAAGATCAACCGCGACTTGATCTTACGGGAGCGCCTTCGCAAATGATTATGTCCCTTGATCTTGCGTGTGAGCATTTTCTGTACACCACCCAACGACGGAATCTCATGATAGGTCGGAACACCCCTCCGCCGAGGACCTCCACCTCCCAGGAGCGGGCGACCGGCAAAACGCGCACGATGCCCCAGGAACGATCCGGACGGGTTCACGGGTCCTGGAACACCACCCGCCCCGTCCGCGTGGCTTGGCGGGGATCGTAGAGACTCAGGAGGGTATCAACCCGATACAATCCAGACACTCTCCGGTTGGTGTCCGAGGATCGGTCCCACCAGCGAAACACGGACCGTTATGTCGTCTCGGCGGGGAGGAAACTGCCGCAACGTCGTCCTCCCAACCACTTTCCATCAGCCACCGGTCCGCAGTGCGCAGGTATTTCCCGCCATCCCGAGCAGCGTCCAGCGACCGCTCTACCGCCTCCGCCCCGCGCTGGATTTTGGCGCACAATTCAGCCGTAAGTCCTAACCCCACATACAATTGCAGCGCGATTTGCCGCCGCACTTTCCGGCCCTCCCGGGCTGGGTACGTCGCCCAGAATTGATCGAAAGCCGCGAGTATGTTGCCCGGCGCATCCCCCGGCGCAACGAGGGTTTCCGACAAAACGGACGGGCTGGATAGGGGTTGCTCCTCCTCCGATCCTGAACTACCACCTGTTGTGGTTTCTCCCTCAATTTCACCACTCTCACACTCCCTGTTGTGGGTGTAAACTGGGGCTGGGGGTAAAACGGAGGCGGACGAGAGAGGGGTTTGAGAATTTCCTCCAACGGAGTCAGCTGCTGCATCTGCATCTGCATCTGCTTCTGCTTCTGCTTCTGCTTCTGTGTGTCGTGCTACATTCGCATGTAGCGCGCTACAATTGCTGGCAACTGGGTGTGACGCGGCGTGACGGAGTGTGACAGACCGTGACGAGGCGTGACTCTTCGCTGCGCGGCGAGCGCGGAAATACGGAGCACGGGAGCCTTCCTTCGCTTGACCTTTTTCTCGGTAGGTGGCGTAGTTGAGAATTAGCCAACCTCCGGGGATGGATTCGATTCTACGACCCTCGTTGTCGGGGGTCCGGGAATGGGGATCGGGAGACGAGAGGATTTCGACGGCGTGAATCATCTCGTCCAGAGTGACGCGGGCGAGCGAGGCGAACCCAGGCAGGCTCCCCTCCACACGTCCGTCCGAATCGCAGGTGGCGAGGAGGGCAATCCAGACACGTAGCGTTTGATGTTCCTCGCACCAGATCGTTGAGGTAACGATGGAGGAGAACAATTTCGAGAATCCGCTCATCGGCATCACCGGCGGTATCTAGCTCCGCCGCCCCCACGAGGACCTCTCCCCCCCCCGCGTGGGGTTGGCAGCGCAGGCCGCGACCTCGGACAGTCTCCGGGGGGCGGTAGACGTGGAACCACGGGGGGGGGGTCGGGTCGATTGTTGTTGTTCACGAGGTTTTTTCCTGCCTGCCGACAGAATTCTACCACCTCATCGACCCGCCGTCAAGCGATTTTCCCGAAAAACGTCAGATCTTGCATTTCGCGAGGTTCCGTCCGAATGCAAGCGCCTGCATGCGTTTGCGCTATTTTTCCCCCGTTTGCCATGACGTAATTTGTCGCTGGCAAGATTTGTCACTGTCGTAACTCGTTGCTGGGGCGAGCGATAACGTCGTGCGGCCGTTGGCATGGGGCTTGCGAGTGTGGAGGGGCAATCCGGGGAG